ATTATCAGATGTTTTAGTAGCAGGTGTCTGCTTAACAACTGGAGCATCAGCCTTTACTTCTCTCTTGGTAAAAGCTTGTTCTTTAATAATACTTATTCTCTCTTGTTCTTTTTTATCAAACAATCTTAAGGTATAATCAAAGTTTTCTTCGATAAATTTAGGAGACTTATCACCAAGAACTCTCTTGATATATTCTCTTTTCTTATCGGAAAGGCCTACTGTCTTAGATTCGAGGATAAGAGCTGATTTTGTTTTTGAATAACTCTCTTTGATAAGAGCATTTTCTTTTGTAAGTTCTTCTACCTTTTTAGTAAGGTCATCAATTTGTTTCTTACCATCAACAACAGCGTCTTGTACGGATTCGCTCATAAGAGCCGAATCAACTGCTAAAACTTTACGTAAGTTATCTAAAACAGTCATAGCTGTTTTATTTTTTGTAGCTTCTGTAATTGCTTCTGCAGGTACTGCTTCATCGAGGAACTCTTCTAAGTAGTTAGAAATAGACTCAACTAATACATCTTTAAAGCCATTAGCTTCTTTAGAAAGAGCTTTTTCATACATTTTAACTACGTTAGAAAGCTTCTTGTAATTGTCTTTATCAATAGCTTCAACAACTCTCTTAAGTTTTGCAGTATGGTCTTTGTCGATTGCAGTAATTAACTCTTGCAATTTCTTTGCATAAAGATCATCTTGTTCTGTTAATGCAGATTCAACGTTAAGTTTAATCTTTTCGGTAAGCGCTTCTTCAATAGCTTGAAGAGACTCTTCTGTCAAGACTTGTTTAGCGTCGTCGGTTAGTAATGTTGATACGTTCATATATTAAAAGAGTGGTTTATCAAGTGAAGAAGCAATTCTTGCTTTTAATTTGCTGTCAATTACTTGCTGTAAATATTTATAAGCAAGAGCGTAATTTTTTGAAGAAATTGAGTTAATAAAGTTTTTAATATTAGCAGACTCTTGAAGATTATTTAATTCTTCTTCACTATCTGCATTAACTTTTGCGTTAACTTGTTTAGACATACTATTATTTATATCGAACGTAAGAATTTTATGATATGTTCTCTTAAAAAGTCATCTACACCCTTAACAGGTAATTTACTAATCGATTTAGTAAAGTTATCATAGATTTCTTCATACTTACCATTTTCAGCAATAACCCACTGCTTTGATTCTAAAATACCGTTAACAAAAGCTTTTGGATAAGATGGGTCAGCTACGCAATCAACAGCTACAAGCTTAAGATTTCTTACTATATTATGACCAGATCCTTCTTCGAGTGTACCGAGAGCTCTAGATGACATACCAACTTTAACACCATCATTAATTAAAGACTTAACAATTAAACCGCAAGGAGTTGATAGAACTTTTGATTTACCATAGAACACATTATTATCTTCATATAGCTCAGTGACGATATGACAAGCTCTTTCTAGATCAACGTCAGCAGATGCAGGATGATTAAGTTCTCCCATAGCTCTCCCTGGTTGGACCATTTCTTCGTTATATCTCTGTACTTCACGACGAAGCTCATCTATAGGGTATTTTCTATTGTTCTTATTTACACCCTCAGCCATCATATAAGGACCCTTAATGTAAAGGGTAGATGGTGAATTTCTATTTGATTCTTCAACTACGTATTCGAATTGATCCTCAAGCGTTGGTTTCTCTACTAATAAATTGAGCTTTAATGCCATATTTATATTTATGGTTAAATTGCAAAAATCTATTATTTTAGATCCTTTTCAGTTAATATTAAGAACTCTAAACCTTTTTTCATACAAAACTCTCTAGCAGCTGCCCATTTAGCCTGATTTTTAATATACATAGTTTGTTCGTATATCAAATGAGTCTTTTTTCTATATTTGGTCTGTGGAGGATTTATTTGTGAAGATGGTTTTATCTCTATTAGATATTTTTTAATTACATCCCCTTCCTTTATAATTACAAAATTATCAACATAGTACTTATGAACTCTACCATCTAAAGGAGATACATAAGGCACTACTATATTTTCACTTCCCCACTTCAATACATTAGTATTATTATCACAAAACCTCATGAACTTTAATTCTAAGCCTGAACGGAATACTGCTTTGGTACCTATAAATTTATCTTTATTTACAGGTGTAAAGATTCCTTGCCTATACTTAGAGCTCATTAGTATTATTAGCCTACGAAGAACATGGCAGGATCCGAATCTCCGAATCCAGCAGAAGCACCAGTAAGAAGCATTTGCTCTAATTCTTTTTTCTCACTTAGACCTTCTTGAAGAAGATCGTTATAATTTAAAGAACCTCCTCCTAATAAACTTACTCCGGTAAACTTACCTCTTACACGTCCAATAGTTATTTTTGAAAGAGCTAATGCATACTCATACACCCACTGCTCTTTAACTAGGTCTCTTATAGGTCTTTCAAGATAACATGATATAACACCATAGAATCTGCTAGAGCCAGGCTGTGGATACATTTGTAGGTATTGAGTTCTCTCATCAAACTTGAGATCTCTACGTATAGCGAGAAGCTTCTCTCTAGTATCTAACCACTCTTTAAGTGTATACCAGGATACAAGATCGAAGCCGTAATTACCTAACGCGTAACTAAAATATGTTTGTTGTGCTAGTGTTTGTTCAAGTGTGAAAAGAGTATTAACACCTTGATTAGAACCTTCCTCAAACTCTATGACTGATACGACTTTTCTATAATCCATTACATCATAATCGAATACGTTGGAATATTCAACAGCTGTGGTATCTTGTGATTGGAGAGAAACACCTCGTTGTACTGATTCTCTAAATACACTGCTTAAACCTATATTATAAGATGTTATTGAGCTATATAACGTTTTATCTACTATTTCAAACTCTTCTAATCCTATTTCAAAAACACTAGATAGAGATGATGATCCTGAAAAGATAGATGAGTCTACAGAAGAGGTACTAATATATACTGCTTGTGGGATTTCTGCTGTAAAGTCTGCACCTGGCCATACTGGTGAATTAGCAACTTTTTGTGTATCTGTAAGACCGGCTTTTGCTAAGGTGAATAAATGATCTAATCTTATACCTTTATTTTTTTCATATAGTTGCGAATCAAAGACTAGGAATTCTTTCGTAAAGCCTGCAAATTTGGAGAAATATTCTATAGCTATTTGTATATTATTAAATAACTGATCTTGATGGATCTCTAAAGTAATGAGAGGATAACCAAGAGATCTTTTAATTCTATCACCAAGATCATTGAAGGTCTCTAACTTATTATTTAAGTTAGTTGACTGAAAGGCAGATACCGGTAATACTTCACATACTAAAGACATACATATATTTAGTCTTTATGCTGCGGGTGCAGGTGTTTCAGGTGCAGGTACTTCACCTTCTGTCGGAGCTTCTCCTTCTGGTGATGTAGCTTCCGCTGCAGCTCCGCCTCCAAACTCAGGTGGGGCTCCACCACCTAGTTCCATACCACCACCTATACCGCCTTCCGGTGCTGCTTCACCTCCAGATATATCTTGAGCAATAACTTGCTCTTTCCAAGCAGGTCCTAAAGTTGATATCTGTTGAAGCTCCCAAGTAAGCTCCGCGTCTTTTCTTAAGAACTCTCTATTAGCAAGAATATCTTTATCTTTCCAACCGAGGTATTTTTTCTGTGCATATGTCTTAGATACAAACTCATTACTAGCGATCGAATTAAAATTAGCTGCTTTTTGTTCTAGTCTTTGACTTTCGCGCATTTCATAGAAGTTAGTAGGTACATTAAACATTACCTCTATATTTTCTTCTGTTAACTCAAACTTATCCCAAAGCTTTTTAAGCTTTAAATGCGTAACAAAACCTCTCTTAATGCCAGCAGCAAAGCGTTGTTGTTGTCTGATAATGAATCTAGCGAACTTTAACTCTTCACGTAAAATTTCAGTACCATCTCTAAATGCGTCCTCTGGGTCGAGTCTCGAAGTAGGTACTTTAAGCGATCTATAAAGCTTCTTAATAAAGTACATCAAGTCGGCCAACTCACCTAAGTTTTGACCCCCTGCTAATTGTGATACAGTTGAACCTTCTGAACCTGCTCTTTTCGGGAACCAGAATGCATCAAGCATTGATTGTGGATTAAATTTCTTAACTACATCCGCTTGGTCTATATCGAACGTTTTTGTTGACCAGTAGTTACTAATTAACTTCTTAAGGTAAGCTTCTGCTTTAGGAGCAGCCATGTTACCAACATCAACGTTAAATACTAAGCGCTCTGGAGCTCTTACAAGTCTGTAGATGACAATAGCATCTTCAATAAGAGATAGTTGTCTATAGGCACGTCTAGCGTTTTCTAAGAATGGTAAAACCATATTCTTAGTTTCATTCATAACGCCAGAGTTTATGTAAATAATTTGATTTTCGTCTAAAGGAATAAACTCTACGCTTTCTTGTCTATCAGGTCTTTGCGCATCAAATATAGGCTTTTTATAAACAAAGCCTTTGACCATCATATTCTGAATATTGTTATAGACAGGATCTATAAGTTCAGCAGGAAGGTTAATTACACCTAACACACCTTCATCAATATAGTCTTTATGAATAATAAGTTCAAAGAATAATTCACCTTCGATAAGAAACTGTCTAAAATATTGCCATCCTCTGTTTTTAAAATCAAAATAATTAGCAAACTTACTAAATTCCTCGTCTATAATCTGCTTATCTTGACCTGATATATCAAGATTTTTATACTTAATATTAACCTCACTACCGTTCTCGTCTGTGTTTATAGCTTCATCGCAAATCTCATCTAATGCATCTGCTACATCAGAATAAGCTGCCATTACTCTATAGTCTCTAAGTCTTGCACCTTTATTTTCTTGCAGGTTTGCATACATCACCTGCCCGAAAGATGTATCTTTATCCATTGCTCCAATAGGTATATTATTATACTCATTGGACATCGATATAGAGTTCTTAGCTAGAGCTTCAGAACGTCTTAAGCCTACATTAGCAAAGACCCTATACTTTGGGTTTAGGTTATTATTTTCTGTATCAATTATATTTGAATAAGGCAGTTTGTTTTTAACATAAGCCATCAAACTTCTACCAAAAGTAGACGATCTTCCATCGTTTGATACATAATTAGAATTTCGGTTTGGTGAGGTATCTGCCATTTTAGGTGTATATATTTAATCAAGCTTTCGTAAAAATAAAGCTATTTATATCATAAGTACTGGCCCAGCCTACAACATTGTTGACAACAATATTAAAGGAGCCTGCACCGCTCAATTGACTAAGGTCTAGAGTCATTATATTATCACTTAATATACTATATTGTGATGTAGGTAAAGCGTACCCACTGGTAGCTCCGGTATATTTAGAGGATACAGACGAGAACGCTGTTGTTAATGAGCTAGCGGTAGAAGAGCTTAAGAGAACAGCATCAGTTCTGCTAAAGTTAGTACCGTAGAGTACGTAGGAGTTGTAGCTAGTAATTGTTTTGTTGAGGGTAAAGTTGGAAGTAATCTCTACGAGGCCTCCTGAAGTATTATAGAAGGCGTTTGTAATAGTTGGAATTGCAGATAAGCTAACTGTTTCAGTGATATCAGCTTCTTCAAATATACTCTCATAATTTACATCCGTTATTAAAATATCACCTCTCGTTGATATAAAATTTGTATCTATGAAATATATTTGGTTAGATAATTCATTTACATTTCTAAACAACCACCCTTTAATAGTAAAGCTAGTGTCAGCAACTATTCTAAATTTTTCAGAATAAGCTATATCAGTAGGTTCTGCCATGCTGATATTACCACTCCATAAAACCTCAGAGCGTATCTCAACAACTTGCGAGTTAATGCTGGTAGGCTCTTGCCAAGAAATAATAATATAAGGATTGTTATATGGTACGAAGTTTGAAAGTATTTGATCCATGTCTTGCATATATCTTGCAAGTATAGACATGCTTACCTCGATGTTGATAGGTACAGGCATTAATAAAGAGCTCTTACCATAATCACCTGTTTTATTATATAGATTATCTAATTTATTAAAAACTCGCGTGGTATCTCTACTAATACCAGTAACATTAACAGCTACCACGGGAAGGGTTAGATTTTGTGCCTTATTAACTATATCGTACATTACTCGCTGTTTAGGAGCAAGAACATATCGTACGTCAATAGTCTCTTTTACTTGTCTATTTTTATCAAAGCGCTTAATAACCACATCATCAAACGCAGCAACAAATTGCGTAAGTAGGTCTTTGATTTCAAACGAGTAAGTATAGTCTTTCATATCTGAGTTTATAAAGTATCTTAACTTATAAAGATACCACTACAGATATATTTAATCTCTCTCGCTATTATACAAACCTGTCTAAAAAATACTTAGGTATTTTATGCTTATTCTTAATAACAGCCTCAATTATCGCAGCATCTAGAATATAAGTTACGCAGTGATCTTTATGAGATCTAACTCCACGGCCGCAAGATTGAATCAATGAGCTAAGCATTTTATTAATATACCAATTCGAATCCAACTTCATCATCTTTTCAACTCTCTTATCAGTAGTAGGTAGATATGGTGCCTTAATAATAATTTGAAATCTTGCCAAATCACCTTTAAGATCAACTCCATGTGACATAGACGGTGAAGCCAATATAGTAGGCTCGGTACTATTTAAATGCATTTCAAGAATGTTTTCATTTCTTATACCTGGTTCTCTATATAACACTCTATTATCCATTAGAGTTTCCTTCAAATACTTAGTTATAGTATTAGTTTGAGTATGAATAATACCTTTCTCATTACTATGGTGATTGCATATCTCTCTAATCTGCTTAACAACTTTAGGTAAATTGGATGTAAGATTAGCATAATTTAATTTTATCTTTGTATTAGCGTATATAGGAGCTTTTTCTGCATCAAAGGTAGATTCTGCTTCAATATATTTAAATTTAGATATACCAAGGGTCTTACAAAAGTTAGCAGGATCAATAATAGTAGCTGACATTAGAACAATTTTATCAGCGTAATCAAATATATGTTTAGAGAGCTTATCTACTTTGAGAGGTGTAAAGTTTACACCAGTTGCATGTCTTTCGATAATATATTCGCTATCATACCAGGTATCCATTAGTGTTTTAATCTTGGATTGTAAATTTAATAAAACGAATAATTCTGTTTTCCTATCATTAAGAAACAAACTAGATTTAGTGTCTGTCTTAGTTACAATCTCCTTTAGTTCGGCTACCCTATCTTCTATATCAGATAATAGCATACTTAACCATCTACCTACCTTACCATAATCACTATCACTAGGTAGAGGCTTAATAACTACTTCTGATTTTTTGAGCGTTTCAAAATTAATCTGACATGAAAATTCTTTTACGAGTTGATCTTCAAGTTCAGAAGCTTCATCACAAATCATATACTGCTTATGCTTTACATGTTCTGGTAAAGCAAAAAACATATTGTAGTTAAGAGTCGCAAAGTTAGACAGAATAGCTTTATTACGCGCTTCATAATAAGGGCATGATCTTTTATTCCAGCAATCCTCTTTAATAGTTTTTACCATTAAGCACGGAGCATTATCAGCTGAATAATTCTCATCATACGAGCATTGATAATTAGATTTACCTTTTAATACATCAACATCTGAGAATAAATCCTTATACTGATCTTGTAGGGCTTTAGTAATAGTCAATGCAAATGCTCCAAACGGCCTCTCCTCTTCATAAACATCTTCACACTGATACCCACCTGTCTGTGTTCTTTTAAATATATTATATGTACTTACAGCACTAGTAAAATCTTTGCTGCAAGAGCGAGATTGATTACCTAGAGTCTTTGATACAAACGATTTACCCGACCCTGTGGGTGCGCTACATACTACAAATTTATAACCATCTTCGAATGCTTGCTCAATATTGCGCAAGAGCTTTACTTGCTGTTCATTCGGTGTAAATCCTTCCGGAAAACTTTTGAGAATACCTACCATTAATAATATTATAATACAGTTCCTTTTAATTTAAAGGTATTATATTAACTACATTATCATAAATTTTATTTGATGTAGACTTGCTAACACTTCTTAACGTATTAACAGTTTGTGTATGATTGTTACAAAGAGAAGATATTTTATAGTTGAGTGTACAGTACCCTGAAGGTTCTTTATCTATTAAAAACGGATAGGGTAGTTCTAAGATCTTTGTAGTTTTTTTATCTGTTTCAATATAGAATCTTATGAAGTATTGCTTCACATTAAACAGTGTGAGTTTACCTGTCTTTAAGACTTTATTGTTGCATTTAATAATAACTTTAGACTGCAAGTAGTCTTGAAGAATTTTAATATAAGACTCCATATTCATGATTCCATAAACAGAATTTTTTGTTCCGTACTAAGATTATATATGTTGTTATTGAAATAAGTCCAGAAATCTTTATTAGCAGGAATCTGCTCTAATATGGTAGCAGTATTAGCAGGAATTATTCTATAATCCTGCATTAAAATATCCCATACTACACATGCATCTTTAAGACTCTCATTGAACTGCTTACCGGTTTTTGGTGGTCTATAATTTAAAACAATTCTACCATTAGTTGAATTTAATAAGTCATATGACTTAGTACATAACATTCTTCTGGTTGCAGGTTTATTAGGTACAGGTATTCTCCTTATAAACCTAATATCAAGAACATTATTCAAAAGAAGACTATTTAGAGTCTGTACCGATATTGCCATTTTCCTTAGGGGTACAAATACCAAAAATTCTATTCTCGTTTAAAAATACAGCTCCATTGGCTTTACCGTAGCCGGAAATATTAATGTTTGAAACTGTAACACCTAAATTGTTTGGGAAAATTACAATGTCGCCGACCTTAGTATATTTTACCTGTGGACCTGCTAGTATAACTCTCGCTTTACGCCATGCCTTGTTTAAAGCGTTAGATGGAATATATATTCCATTTCTGTTAATACCTTCTCCATCCTCAGTCGTATCAACATATTCAACAAGTACGATATCGTCAAAAATAAAATTTAACTCATAGTCATCTAGACCGAAATCACCGCTTGAGTGAGATGATAAATCAATAAGACTTCGTGTAGGGGTTAGATGATCTATACTTGCTTGTGCCATATTTTTATTTACTTATACTATTGTATAAATCAACATACATCTGTACTTCTCTTTTTGAAAGCATGTTATTCTTAGATATAATGCTTATATTTTCATCTTCCTCAGTAGCTTCTTTTTTCTTTTTTATATAACTAATTCTCTTGAACTTCGAGCGAGGTATTAAATTAGTATATAGCTCATATTGGTCTTCTTTATTATCAAATATTAAGCTAAACCTATTTAGAGTTTCATTTACGAAGACAGCTTTCGCTTTATCATAAAACGAAAGCCATCTATTAACCATATAAGGTGTAAACGATTGAAGAGTATCTGCATCAGGTCTTTCTTCTTTCTTTTTATCGAAGAGAAGAGCTTTTAAGATATCGAAGAAATTCATACGATCACTTTAGTAGTCGCAATTTGAATATCTTTAACTTCGTTCTTAAAGTAATCCATAACACGGTACATAAATTCCTCTACTTGCTCATCGGTTAATTTTGTACTGTAAGCAAAGCCAGGAGCTTTACTACCAGCATTAATATTGATACCGGTATGACCGATAGCTACGTTCTCTTTCGAGTATGTAATAGATACGCTAGCTTTACCGATTGAGTGCTGCTTCTTATCAGAACCTCCAATAAAGGTATCATGAATCATAATATCATCACCTTTCATCTCAATAGGTTTCTTAACAAAGATAGAAAGAATGTTTGCGATAGCTGCATTAAACAATCTCTGAAAAGCTACAGCACCGATAGGGCACAAGTTAGGAATCTCCCAGCAGAAATTAACCGCGTCATCACTAAAGATAAAGTCTTTACTTAGAGAGTCTTCTAGGTCAATAAGGTTATCACTTACATACATAGGCGCTCTAAACGCTACAATATCACCATAAGGCGATACATTTTTCTTAAAGAATTCATATGCAAAACGTTTGTGAATTAAGCTGCCGTCGTAAATCGGTTGGTTTATAATCATATAGTAATTATAGTATCCTTATATGGTAGTTCAACTATATAATTTACTGCCAGTCAATTACTGTAATACCTTTTTGCGCAAATAGATTTAAAAGCTCTATTTTTTTATTATAATCAGACTCTGTATGAGTGTGAAATTCACAATAAATCTTTTTAAAGTGCAAATTATATAGAATAATATCGTTAAGAATATCATACTCCACACCTTCAATATCCATTTTTAAGATAGTATTTTCCGGAACGATATCAAATTCACGTACAATTTTTTCTATAGTGGTGCTTTCTACGTTATAAGTATTAAACTTATCAACATACATATTACATTTAGATAAACTAGATTTAAGATAATTTTCACCCAAAATAGTAGCTCCGATATCTGAAGAAACATCACTACGTGTTATTAGTTCTACTCCTCTATCATGTAAAGAAATAGCTTTTTTAACGAGGGTTGCATTAGCTATATGTTTTAATTTTTTCTCAATTTCAGACCAGCATTCAGGATTAGCTTCAACAAATATTTTTTTAATTTCATGTCCTGATATATCTTCATACTTCTGAAGATGGTCATAGCCCCCTAATGTATTGCATCCTAAGTCTAGTAAAGTATTCATTTTATATTTTGTTAAGACTTTTTAATATAGAACTGATCGCAGCATACTCTTTCCTTAAAGACATATCCATTAGATAATAAGAGAGAATCAATTTGTTCTGCCTCGTAGTTTACTTCCACACTAATAAGCTCAAAACTCGTCTTATTAAAATCAATACTTTGCAAGACTTCTAATTCAGATCCCTCTGTATCAATTGATAGATAATCAACATGTGTAATATTTCTTTCATTAAAGATTTTTTGTAGCGGTATACACTTAACCTTTATAATTTCCGAATTTTCGATATTACGCTTAAAGTCATTTCTATCTTTCTGTCTAGAATCATAATTAGCAACAATACCGCTAAGCATATGCGAATCCCACTCACCACTAAACATCTGAAAATCACATGTTTTTTCTTCTGTTGAAATAGCAACATTTAAACACTCTGCTACCCGTTTAATTCCACTAGTTACCCCAACTAGCTTTTCATATACTATTGGGTGAGGCTCAATACATATACCCGTCCAATTATTATTAATCTCTAGACCCAGTGTCGTACTCCATATAATTCCGTCACTAGCTCCTACGTCTACAAAAAATCCTGATCTTGTGCCAAAGTAATTTTTAATGAAATCTGAAGGCTGAGGTCTAGGTATTTCAGAACCGCAATCACCGCCCCACGCCGAAGGAAC